TCTCGTGCCATATCAGCTTACGAATTTATTTTGGAAACCTGCAGAAGCAGCTGAGTACTGATCTGCTTGTCCATATTGACCGCCACCAAACATTGAAGCATTTAACTCAGACTGTGCTTGTTGTTCTTGGAGTAAGCGTTGACGTTCTTGTTCTTGTAAGTATGCATCATTCATTTGTCCCATATTCATATTCATGTTTCCGTCTAGTCTTGCCATAGGAGGCAACATAGGTCCTACTCTTTTAGGATCAAGAAAAGCGTCCCTCTCTCCTGGAGTAGCTCCTTTATCTGTGCCTTTCCTGTATAGTTTTTCTCTCGTCTGTAATCTTATAAGTTCCCCAGAATTAAGAGCTGGTGGCATCTGAGCAAGGTAACCAACGTTACCAGGTGCTCCTGGAATACCTACTTGTCCTGGTTGTTGAATATAAGTACGCATAAAACTATAATCACTACAAGTTATTCTACTTGTTCGTAACCTGAAGTATCATCTAAAGCTGAAACAACAATACCATTGCCTTTAAGATCCCAAGTCAACAGTTGACCTTCTTGCCAGTCAAGTGTTTCTAGTACTTCTTCTGGAATCTGAAAAAATAAGTCGCCATCAAGGTTTTCTTCTAGCTCAATGAAGTAGCTCATCGCGTTAAAACTCTTTCCATTAATTTGTCAAGCTTATCATTAATATTATCAAATTCCCTATTCATTTTTTCCATCTCTCTAATGTAATCTTGCTTTAACACATACTCCATGGGGAAGTGATCAATACGATCTTCAAGGGTGCGTAAACGTGCAAAGATCTTTCCTGTGCCCCAGCCAACCCCTGTAATACCAGCAATAACAACTGCAACTAAATGTTCCATTAATAATCCAGCTGTAGTTTACCGCGTTTCATTAATCCTGTTACTAACCATACTAATGCATCTACACAATCATCGTGAGAACTAGTACCAAAATTAGTAAGCTCTTCAAACATATTAGTAAAATTTCTATACCTATTGAAGACAATTTTGCGATCTTCAAACATACCCATGATCCCACGAAAACGAGCAAGCTTATCTGCACGGAAACCTTTAACAGGATGCCAGATAAGGTTGTAAAGATTCTCCTCGTTTAAACAGACACGTTTAAAGTCTGCTTCTAAGGAAGCCTGATACTGTACTGCTTCTGACCAAATGTCACATGTGTTGTAGGTAGGAAACCACAAGCCGTCTGCTTGTTTACCAATGATCGACCAGTCGTTTAATAACTCTTTCATCGCATCTAATTTCTCTAGGTTACCCATGACACGAATCCTGCGGTAATCAATAATATGTATCTTGTCTCCGATACGTCCGCCCAGGACCATAACTGTGTAGTCATTCTTTTCTTTAATACCTGCTGATAGATCAACACCAATACCAAGGCAATCAAACTCAGTTGCAATCTCTGCTTTAACCAACAGTTCAGGTGCCAATGAGAGTTCACTTTGTCTCACGATTTGATTCATGTACTGAAAAGAAAAAGCAATTGGTGCCTGTCGTTTCTTTTCTTTTAGATAGTCCAATGACCACATCTCTGGCCAGTAAGACTCTTCTTCTCCTGTTTCTTCATTATTTAAAATTGCAGATAACACAATCTGCATCCAATTATTTTGTGAAGAGAATGTTGTTGCATGGATATCGTCATGTCGAAATCTAGTGCCAAGGCAGATTGCCCTTGCACCTTCAAACATCGTTGGTGCAATAACTGCATTCCAGTTATCTTGCATCATCTTACGAATATCCGGGTTACCAATGTCAGCTGCAGATTTTACAGGGTCATCAATAATAACTAAGTGAGAACGTTTGGAAGTCACTGAACCTTTAAGACCAGCTGCACATAAAGTAAATTGTTCTTCGCCTGTTGTATCAATACCAGCAAACTTATGGTCAATCGACCAGTACTCATTAGAGGTTACATTCTTTAGTAGTTTAACTTTAGGAAAAACGTTTTGATATTTTTTTGATTCAATAATTCTTTTAATTGTGGCTGACTTGGAACGTGCAATATCAACCGTATAGCTAAGGTAAAGGATTTGCAGTGGCTTCTTAGCAGTTGTGTGGATACCAATCGCCCACGCAGTATATAAACCTAGTACAGTACTTTTAGCTGATCCCCGTGGTCCCAGTAAGTCGATGTTTGGGCCAGCAATTTTAGTCAGACAAGAGCTATCTTGATTGGTAACTAATTGTTTGTGCCATTCCTTGTGATGTGTGGCTGGAGGTTTATCTGCTACATACTCACAGAAGAAACCAAAGTCTTCTCTTGCCCTTTCAAAAATATCATCTTGATCTGTCTTGCGGAGACGATGATTTGCAGCAGCAGCTTTTGCATTACGTCTATAAGCAAGATGAAGATGTGAAGGCACAATATGTTTCTAGTACTTCTTAAATGGTACTCTACTTTTTGCCTTTATGTTTCTTGGCGGCGCGAGAAGCTTTTAATCCTTTATTTGCTAGTTCTTCAGCTTCAATACCTTGAGTTGATGCTACTTTCTTTTTATAATAAGCAAGAAGTTCAGGCGGTACCTTTGGTTTATCCATTAGGCCTATTCTGTACTTTATTTAATAAGTCTTGAAAGATAGCTGGATCAGCAGCATCTTCCATACTTGGCTGCATAGGTGTCCCAGTTATCTTGCGGTTCTTTTCAATATCTAAAAGAAGAGACTGAATATCTCTTTTATCAAAGACACTTGCTTGTTGATTTTGATTGGTTGGTTCCATGTAACCAATTAGTCTTCAAATTGAATTCTAGCCCAGACAGACATTGCAGCTTCTTGTAAAGGCCCTTCAATTGGATCGTCTTTAAATACAGAATTAAGTTCACGTATAGCTCGGTCTGCTCCCGCCAGGAGAAGACCTTTCCTGTCTTTAGAAGAAACAAAGGCATCTACTTGTGCAATAGTGCCACGGATTTCTTTTTGCATCTGTGCAATACGTGCTACACCAGCGTCACGCTTAACGGCATAATTTTCAATATCTAAACGTAACTTACGTACGTCTTCCTGCATCTCTTCAATTTCATACAGTAAGACTTTTAAATGATCAGGCTTTGGATAAACTTCAGCTACCCAATCATCTACACAAATAATACTGCCATCGTACCCAAGGAACTTGGCATAAATATAAACCTGAATAGGCGAAAAGGTATCTTCTGCAAATGCAGTAAAAGATTCCCTGGAGGCACTATCTAAATTATCAAGCCAAATTGCAAACGACTTGATATTAATATCAGAATCTGTATGCTTTTTGGGATTGCTTGTAATCGCGCTCTTCGTCTTTTTCAGAGAACTGCTGCTGTTGGCGATTGGTAGTTCGTTGCTCTTCTCCGCCTTTCCCAATTGTTTCTCGCTCTTCATCTCCTGCTTTCTCCATTTTACCTAAAGAAAAATCATAGGCAACTTGCGCTGCTTTTTTGTACTGATCGATGTCAAACCAATCATCATTTTCATAAGTAGTATCAACATCATTAGCCATGAGCTTCGGCAGTATCTTTTTAGGGTAAGTTGTTAATAAGTGTACTTATTTTTACTAAGGTTTAAGTACACTTATAACCAGGCTTCTTCTTTAAATAAAAAGAAACTGTATCAGAAATTGCTCATCATCGAAGCAAGGCCCTGGCTGTAGATGTCACGACGACCTTCGACAGACTTCTGGCGTTGCTGACGCTTCTTAGAATCTTCTAACTTGTCAAGCAAATCTTGAAAGTCAGTCAAAGGTACACTGGCCTCTTTGTCGTACTTTCCACCGTCTGAAGAATAACTTGCCATTTTAAACTTGCGATTTATTCTTTAATTATACTATCAACTAAGCTTTAAGTTAAGACCAGAAACCAGACATTAAAGATCCAAGTATTTGCCCCTCTTTATTACTATTAGCAACATCACGGGCAGTTGCTCCTGCAATACGAGTATTCTCTAAACCATACTGTCCTGTTAAGTCAGTATTAGCTAGCTGATATTCACCTCTTACTGCTTCAGCTTCTTTTGCACCTGCATTAACAATACTTTGTAATTGCAGGCCAAAGCTCCCTCTAATGGTTTCTACTTCTCTTGCTTTAGTTCGATCTACATCAGCTACATATTTAGTAGAACGTTCAGATGCATCAGCAGAATATATACTTGCATCCTTTGCTGCATCAGCGCCATACATTTGCCACGTGGCGGTACTATCAGCAGCATACATATTTGCACTATTTACTAGACGTTGAATGTTGGCTTGTACATTACCAGCTGCTGCAATACGATCTAATGCAAATTGCTGATCACGTTGTGCGTTAGATTCAGCAATCTCTGCACCTGATGCTCCACCGCGATTAGCTACTACGCTTTTGCCAAAGTTAAGAGTGTTGCCAGAAAGTTCATCATATAAACCATCTGATCCTCCTGCTTTATTGCCTGCAGCTAGCTTGCCAGGATTAGCATCTAAAAAATCTAAAATATCTTGGTTGCTATAACCTTGTTCTTTAGCAATTTCAGCATCGTAATGACCAAAGTCCGAGCCTTGGCCATACTGATTTGCAATATCAAATAAAGATTGTTTTGCCATAATTAAACTCCGTTATGCGTTTGCGATACGCTTGCTGATGAGACCTTCCATACCACGGCCTACATCATACTTACCAGTAAGACCACCTCTGCCGTCACGGAGAAGCTGGCCGAATTGTGCTTCCATTTGTGTCTGTGGTCCTGTTGCAAACATCTTCTGGCCTCTAGGTGACCTGGCTGCGGCATTAAATGCAAGACGTTGAATCTCCTCAGGTGTAGTAGCACCTAAGTCTTTTGCTTGCGTTGAGATTTGATCTACAAAACCCGGAGTAGCAGAATAGCCACCAAAGGCTGCATCACTAGAGGTAGAAGCTAACTCACGGCGTTTACCAGGGTCATACTGGAAACCTACAATTTCTTTACCAGCATCAGTCATTAATAACTTATTCCTATCAAAAGGAGATAAATTATTAGATGCCATATCTAAGGCATCATCTCTACGCAGCCCACCAAGATTACCTGCCGTGTATTCATTAAGAAAATTTTCTGCATCGCCTACACTACCAAATGGTGTTGGTAAAGGTTTTGGTACATATGCCTGAGCGTTTCCCATGCCACCTATGTTTCCTGCTGACCCTCCACCGCTGGAAGAGCCGCCAAGGCTTGTCAGTCCAGCACTGGCTAAGCCTCCTGCTACCGCACCTAAAGGACCAAAAGCTCCACCTACAATAGGTAAAGCCGACTTGATAAAATTGCCGAAACTCATTATTTAATACGTGCCAACTAATATTGTTATTCTAAACTATACGTATCTATTAACCAATCATACCGGCTAATTGTGCACCCATTGCAGCACCCACGTTTGGATTCTTAGTTGAGTATGTGGCGCTGTTTACCAGCTGTGGAACGACAGCCATTAAGTTCTCTTGTCTTCCAAGGCGATTTGTATTAAAGCGTTGTCGATCACCTTTAGCAATACGCTGTAAATTATAGTCAGTAAGTAGACTGTTCTGTGCATTTTGTGCTGCAACTTCAGCTGCCATATTATTAATGTTGGCTGCTTGAATA